GACTACACTGGTTTCGGTTGGTTGCTTATTAAGCACGGTGTCTTCGAGCATACTGAAATGAAGTACCCCTGGTTCGCACCTAAGATGCAAGTCTTCGAGTCAGGAGAAGTGCAGGATATGTGCGGCGAAGACGTTTCTTTCTGCCTTGATGCGAAAGAAGCAGGATTTGATATCTGGTGCGACCCTCGTATTCGCGTCGGACACGAAAAGTCTCGTATTATCTGATTCCCATGGCAGAAGACCGTTATACTATTAAAGTAAACGGAGAGGTCCTCTTCAAGTCATTATCGCAAGACGAATACTTTGACAGAATGGAGGACCTTGCTCTAGAATATTATCAGCGAGGCGTCCCTCGTCCTGAGTCCATTGAAACTATTATCATTAACGAAAACGGAGATTTGAAAAATGGCAGTTCGCGCTAAAGTTGGTCTTAACAAGTCTGGTTACGTCAGCGGTCCCCCGAAAAAAACTCGTCAAGGAGATGGGGGCGGAACTAAGTACGCCGCTACCTCTCGTAACAAAGCACGTAAAAAGTATCGCGGACAAGGTAAATGAAGAATCTGCTCTTTATCTCTGAAGATAAGGAACGGGCACTCATTCAGGAGATGACCTATCGGATGAAAATGGCGAATCTGCCTATTCATCCTTCAGATACTTGCTTTCTGATGGTCTCTCCTAACTACTCTGCTATTGCTACACAACACCTCTCCCATTCGCTTTCTGCGGATAGGGAGATTTTTCATGTAGAGACCATCAATGTGCCCTTTCCTGATGAGGATGTACGCGAGTATCGTACTGAGTTTACTCAAAACTACATGAAGTGGCAGTTGAGATGGGATAAATTCGTCCTGATTGATGCTGCAACAGTCGATGGAAGCAACCATAACTGGATTTGCGACGTTATGACTAAGGCATCAGGTGCAGATATATGGTCTGTTGCCCTTTGTGAAGACACTAACAGCAATTTTAAGAGCGATTTCGTCTGTTTATACTATGATGGAGGTCAATTTGACTTACACTTCTGGTGGGAACAACCAAATAATCATTGGCACTGGCAAAATAAATAGAAAAAGGGATAGCAACCCCTCTAAAAGTTCTAGAAACGAACTTTTTGGAGGCAAAATGGCAAACCATCCTGTTCCAGATCAAGGAAACGACTTCATTGAGTCGGGAATGACGCTAATTACCGACACAAAATCAGACAAATACCTCAATAGACCAAAAAATTCTTACAATCAGCTAAGAGAAGTGGTCGGTGATCATGTTCATGACCTAGAAAGGCAGACCATGCTTCATGAACAAATCAGAAATGATGATGACTATGATGATTGGGAGTATGGTACTGAACCATCATACGGAAAGAGGGTATAAATAAGGTGAAGAAATACTTTATTGATGGCAAATCAACGAATTTCGCGTTCATTTAAAGATATCAGCTTGTCATTTGAACCACATCCAGTGACAAAGGACTTGCCTGCCTTGAGAAATGAAGGCGCAATTCGTAAATCAGTAAGAAATATTGTTCAAACTATAAGGGGAGAGCGATTCTTTGATTCACTTTTTGGATCAGACGTTCGTTCTGCCCTTTTTGAGTTTATTGATTTTGGTACTGCGACGTTTATTGAGTCCCAAATCGCAAATGCGGTGTTAAATTATGAACCAAGAGTCGAAAATCTGGTCGTAAAGGCAAATCCTAGACCAGATGACAACTCTTTTGAGGTTACTTTGTATTTTGACGTTGTAGGATTGGATATACCAACACAAGAATACACTTTTATGCTAGAGGCAACCAGATAAAATGCCTTTTACTAAGTTTACAAACCTAGATTTTGATCAAATTAAGACTTCGATCAAAGATTATCTTCGAGCAAACTCTGATTTCTCGGATTTTGACTTTGAGGGGTCTAATTTTTCTGTAATTTTAAATGCACTGGCGTATAATACGTACATTAATGCATTTAATGCGAACATGGTTGTCAATGAATCCTTCTTGGATTCGGCAGTCTTGAGAGAAAACGTCGTATCTCTTGCAAGATCGATCGGATATGTGCCCCGTTCTAGGACCTGTGCGAGGGCAGAAATCAATTTAAGTGTATCGGTAACTACATCAAGTCCAACGATTACTCTAGAGGCGCGTGGACCTGTCTGTGTAGGTTTAACGAACAACAGTTCATTTATATTTTCAGTTCCTGAGGGTATTACTGCAACCGTAGAGAATGGTATTGCAACCTTCGGAACAGCAGCAGAACCAATCTCTGTTTATCAGGGAACTCTACTGAAAAAGACGTTTACTGTAGATGGTTCTCTAGATCAAAAATTTGTATTAGATAATTCTTTCATTGATACTCAAACTATCGTAGTCAAAGTTGCTGGTGCATCTGAGACTGGAGAGGGTAGAGAGTATAGACTAGTTGATAATATTCTCTCAATTGACGAAACTTCAGAGATTTACTTAATTCAAGAAGTTCAAGATGAAAAGTATGAACTTCTGTTTGGAGATGGAGTATTTGGTAAGAAGTTAGAAAATGGAGCTAAGATTACTGTTACTTACATCGTAACTGATGGTGCGGATGGTAATGGAGCAGCAAACTTTGCATTTGCAGGAACTTTTATTGACTCTCTTAACAATCCAGTAACTGTAAATTCAGTAACTCTAACAACCATCAATAAGAGTGCTAACGGCACTGAGATCGAACCAATTGAGTCTGTTAAGTACTTTGCCCCTAGACTATATTCAGCGCAGTACAGAGCAGTCACAGGAAGGGACTACGAAGCGATTATCCATCAAGTCTACCCCAATACAGAGTCTGTATCTGTAGTTGGAGGAGAAGAGTTGGATCCTCCAAAGTTTGGTACAGTTCAAATTAGCATCAAACCCAAGAATGGAGATTTTATATCCGATTTTGATAAGCAACTGATTCTAAGTAGACTGAAGAATTATTCTCTAACTGGTATCAACCAATCTATTGTTGATATCAAAGTATTGTATGTTGAAGTTGATTCTTCTGTTTACTACAACACATCTTTGACTGCAAATGTCAATGAACTAAAAACAAACGTTACAAATTCTCTGCAAGCATACTCGGATTCAGTTGAACTGAATAAGTTTGGAGGTAGATTTAAGTACAGTAAAGTTCTTAATGTAATTGATAGTGTAGATAGAGCAATTACATCTAATATTACGAAAGTAAAGATTAGAAGAAATCTAAGAGCACTAGTCGGTCAAGCAGCACAGTATGAATTGTGCTTTGGTAATGCTTTCCATGTTGACCCTAAAGGATTCAATATTAAGAGTACGGGATTTAAAATTACTGGCGAAACAGATACAGTTTACCTAACTGATATTCCAAATGCAGATAGAAAGACTGGAGTCATCTCTATTGTTAAACCAATTTTAGAAACTGGGGAAAATAGAGTTGTTATTAAATCTGCTGGAACTATTGATTATGTAAAAGGAGAAATTATATTAACAACTGTTTTCATCACATCAACCGAAAATACTAATGAAGTAATTGAGATTCAGGCGTTCCCAGAATCAAATGATGTTGTTGGTCTCAAGGATCTATATCTAGAGTTTGATGTCTCCAAGAGCAAGATAAATATGGTAAAAGACACGATATCGTCTGGAGAGAAGATATCGGGAGTTGGTTTTAATGTAACTTCAAGCTATTCAAACGGAGAGCTAAAGAGAGGATAATATGATACAAACTGGTATCGAATCAAGGGTAAAGGTTCAGGATCTAATTGAAGGTCAACTGCCCGAATTCATATTAGATGAAAGTCCAAAGGCAGTAGACTTCCTAAAACAATACTATATCTCACAAGAATTTCAAGGAGGTCCAACAGACCTAATTGATAATCTTGATCAATATATTACTTTAGAGAATCTAACTCCAGAATCTATTGTTGGATTTACTTCTCTAACTTCTGCTGCACCTTCTTCCGATACCACGATTTCAGTAGAATCGACCAAAGGATTCCCCCAATCCTATGGTTTACTGAAGATTGGTGATGAAATCATTACCTACACTGGCGTTACTACTAATACCTTTACTGGTTGCAAGAGAGGATTTAGTGGTATAACCACATATAGCGATATTAATAATCCTTCAAACGTAACATTCTCCACATCTAGTGCCGAGAATCATGATAACTATTCCCCAGTACAAAACCTAAGTTCTTTATTTTTAAAAGAATTTTATAAAAAACTAAAGTATTCTATAACGCCTGGATTAGAAAATACTGAGTTTGTCTCTAACCTTAATGTAGGCAACTTCATAAAAGAGGCAAGAACTTTTTATCAAGCAAAAGGAACAGAAGAATCCTTCAAGATTCTATATAGAGTTCTTTATGGAGTAACTCCTAAAGTTGTTGACCTGGAGCAATTCCTATTAAAACCATCATCTGCAGAATTTATTAGAAGAGAAGTTGTTCTTGCAGAAAGAATTTCTGGAGATGTTAATAATCTTGTAGGTCAAACGGTATACAGCACTGTTGCACCAGGAACTAAAGCTGCTGTATCTGAGGTTGAAATTGTAACCAGAGATAATCAAACGTTCTACAAGATTGGTTTATTCATTGGTTATAGCGATCAAGATCTGATTGAAGGAAGCTTTACTGTAACTGCAAGCACTAAGGTCCTTTCTCCTACAGTAAGTGCAGGTTCTTCTGTGGTTACAGTCGATTCTACAATAGGATTTCCTAAGTCAGGAAAGATTACTACTGGTCTAACAACGGTAACTTATACTGATAAAACTTCTAATCAGTTTTTAAACTGTACTGTAGTAGATAATATCGAACCTAAAACAGAGATAAGATCTGAAGAAACTATCTTTGGGTACGAAAATGGAGATCTAACTAAGAAAGTTGAACTAAAAGTATACTCTATTGTTTCTGACATAAAACTAGCAGCAGATGCTGGTCTTGCCTTACCTAATGAAAAAATAAAAATTCTTTATCTTGGAGATTTGATTGATAATCCAGATAATATCAACGATAAGTCATATAAGCAAAAATTTGCTAATACCTGGGTTTATAATACAGCATCCACATTTGAAGTATCATCTATTAATACTTCAACAAAAGTTTATACACTATACTCTGATCTGGATGATTCCAGTATTAAAGTAAATGATACTTTTGAGATTATAAACAATATTTCAAAAGAAATTCAAGTATCCAATGCTAGAGTTTCTAGTATTGATAGTGCAAACAAACAGGTAACATTATCATATACTGGATTTAGTACTGATACAAATATACCTCATGTAATAAGAAGAGTTGTAAAGAAAACAACTAGTGATAGAGTTCCTCTTCAATACGGAGACAATACACTAACTTCTGATATTCAGAATGTATACTCCGAATCTGGAAGCAACTTCATGTATGTTGCTTCCAACTCTCTACCATCGTTCTCATTCAGAAAGAATAGTAATCTAAAATCTATTATCGTAGGAACGGGAGTAACATCTATTGGTGCAGCAACTACAGAAAGTGGTGCTCTTCAAAGAGAAGTAGCAGACGTTGAATATTCTATAATTTCTTTCCCAACAGCGGTTCCTTTCTTAACTGGAGATGCTGTTGTATATCAACCAGAAACAACTGCTATTATTGGTTTAAATACTGGCGAAACTTACTATACAAAAGTTTTATCCGATCCAAAGAAGATAAAACTGTATCCAGCTCCATCTTTTATTGAAAGTGATAATTATTTGAAATTTACTCCTTTAAATGTTGGTGTTGGAGGAAAGCATACTTTTACTATTGAGTCTAAAAATAATAAAACTATTCAACCACAAAAACTTCTTAGAAAATTTCCTCTAAGAGAAGAAATCAAACAGAATGATGGCACACCTCATAGTCAAGAAATGCTTGGCATGTTGGTAAATGGTGTTGAGATTAAGAGTTACAAGTCTCCAGATAAAGTTTTCTACGGACCTTTATCTCAAATTGAAGTATTGAATCCTGGAACTGGTTATGATGTAATCAATCCTCCCCAGATTGTAGTTTCTAATTCTCCTGGAGCAGGAACTACTGCACTGATTAGACCCGTTATTAGCGGATCAGTAGAAAGAGTTTTTGTAGATCCTCAGCAGAAAGAACTTGAAAATGTTGTATCTGTAAGTATTTCTGGAGGAAATGGATCTGGAGCTATTCTGAAACCCATCACAGAAACAACATTTAAGGAAGTTAATTTTGATGCTAGACTTCTAAGCAATTTTGGTGGTGTTGGGGAAGTTGCTGAGACAATTACTTTCCTGTCAGAACACAATTTTAGAGATGGTGAAGAGATCATTTATAAGACAAATGGAAATTCTCCTCTTTCAATTGGAACTTTCTTTGCATCAAATGCTGACCAAAATAGATTCCTAGTACAAAACTCCAAGTACATTGCAGAGTTTATCAACTCTAAAACGATTAGACTGTATAACAGCACTTCAGATTTTAATGCTGGGATTAATACGATTGGATTTACAACTGCATCCAATTCGGGTATTCATGCATTCAGAACGTTCGAAGGAAAGAAAACACTCAAGGAAATCAGAGTATTAGAAAGTGGATCTGGATATCAAAATAGACATCTTTATGTCAAACCTGTAGGAATATCTACAATTGAGAATACCGTTAGTTTCGTTAATCATAACTTCAAAGAAGGCGATCTTGTAGATTATCAAACTACTGGAACTGCAATATCAGGATTAACTACTGCAAATCAGTATTACATCTTTAAAGTAGATAATGATACTTTCAGAGTAGCAGATGCTGGTATCGGCGGAACTATTAAGACAAATTATGATAGAAAGAAATTCGTTCATTTTGATAGTGTAGGATCTGGTTACCAGATCTTTAAGTATCCCGACATTGCAGTAACCGTAAATGTCTCTTACGGTTCAACAAATGTTGGTGTTATTACAGCAACTCCTATTGTAAGAGGGGGAATTGTAGATTCTTATCTCTATGAATCTGGAACTGCTTATGGAAGCAACACAATCAATTTTGAAAAGAAACCATCCATAACAATCAAAAATGGAAAGGGCGCAAATCTATATCCCGTAATATTAGCAGGTAAAGTAGTTAGAGTTGATGTTCGCTCTAGAGGATCAGAATACTTCTCAATCCCAACAGTAGAAGTTATTTCATCTGATGGTAGCGGTGTTGGTGCGGTATTGAGACCAATTATCGAAAATGGTCAAATTGCAGGTGCTGTCGTAATTAATGAAGGAACTGGATACGTTCAAGAAAAAACTTCAATTAGAATAACTCCAGCTGGTAGAAATGCCAATTATTCGAGCAATATTAGTTATCTGACAGTTAATGATGCTGAAAGATTTGGTTCAGAATATTTGAATCCAACATTTGGTAAAGGTCTACAATATACCAATATTTCTTACTCTAATGATCTAGCATCTCAGGAGTTCAATGATGATGGAAGTTCACACTCTCCTATCATTGGATGGGCATATGAT